AGGTCCGGTGACGGGTCAATGAGGGCATCGCGTAGAATGCTCTTAGGATTTAGGCTTTGGTAATTCTGTGCCATTTTAAAATTCCTTAAAATCTAAGTGTTAATGATTAAGCGTCGAGCAGTCTCTCGGCCCAGCTTGCAACCTGTACGATGATAAAATCACCAGACGCTGGAGCTGAGTGTCCGGGCTTCGGGCACCAGATAGCGTGAACTGGTTGACCTGCGGCAGCCTTGACGAGCTTTCCAGTGCTTGCAACTGTGAGCTTGGTTTCTTCTTCACCGTTGGCGATGTCAAGGGCCTCACCACATACGGCGCGGCAGTATTCGCCGGGACCATAAAAGCGGATTCCGTCGCCGTCTGCCGCTGCTGCTTCGGCTGCGATTCCGTAGAATACATCAGCGCCAGCGCTGTCGTACTGAGCGACCTTTTGCTTGTCGGTGCCAAGGCGAACGCCGAGACCTTCACCGATTGCTTCCTCTGCCGTTCCCATGCACTTGGGATCTTCGATTTTAACGTGTAAAGACATTTAAATCTCCTTCGTAGCGTTCACCAAGTCGGGACGCTCAATTTTTGCCATCTTGTGACCCTCAAGCAGAGACGAAGCCTTGCCCTCGGTAACTAATTTACGAGCGATTCGAGACAACTCGACGCCCGCCTCTTCCTTATTTAAAACGGTTTCAGGCTCAACGCCTGCAACGTCAGATCCAGCTGGTTCGCCAACTCGTACGACGTTCTCGCCGGGGATAGCGTTAATGATGCCAACGGCAACCTCTGGGGCCGTCCGTGAAAGCTCCGCGAGTTCACCTGAAACGATGAAGTCGGCGGGAACGGCTCCGCGCTTTTTAGCCTCGGTGACCGCCTCTTCAACTGGTGCCAGTTTATCAGGCGCACCGCGTGCAATAATGGTCTGACGTGCGAGCTCTGCGGTCTTCTCGTCTTCGCTCAAAAGCGAAACGCGGAAAAACTCACGCTCTGCCTCGTGTACCTCGTGCTCGTTCAAGAACTTCTCGACCTCTGCCTCTTTCTCGGCAGTGAATCGCGCCAATTCTTCGGACTGGTACTTTTTCAGCTCTTCGCTAACCCGAGAAAGTTCTGCATTCACAGTCTCGAAGCGTCGCGCAAGCTCAACGACTGGCGCGTCCTCTTCAAGTCCCGCCGCCTTGTAAATGGTGCGGGCTTCCTCGGAGTCACGAGCTAACAAAACATCAACCGTTTTCTCGGTAGCTTCTGTCATTTCGACTCCTTCGTTTGTGGCGGTTTCGCCCGCCGTGGTTAAAGTGATTTCTTCCTCTATTTTAATCGGTTCCGCTTCCGTTGTCACCGTAGCGCGTGAGAGTGCAACGGCCTCCATTGAGTCCTGCCGTGGTAACGTCGTAAGACTCACAACGTCCATGTAACTCTCACCTAATCGCTCGCCTGTTGCGGGATGATAAGCGGGGCGCATCTTAACCCGTGGGCTGATACGCATCGCGGTTTTTCCGTCCTCGGTCATAGCTGCAACGAGCAGAGACTTGCCGAGCTTGGTCCAGCCTTTTCGAGCATAGATGCCGCGCCGCTGCTCGTCATAATATACGGCCTCAATTTGGCCGTATGGTCGGCGGTCGCTCCCGTCTTGCCCACGCTGCCCGCCCTCGATGCCATGTTCAAAGCTAATTGGCACAACGTGGCCAGCTTCAATCATGCGCTGCGTGGTGCGTGCAATCTCGCGGGCTGATTCCTCGTTGAGATTGAGAACCATTTCGCCAGAATCGAGGTCATATAGTGGCCCTAAGCGCATGACGTGCAAGTCTTTTTCGCGCTCTGGGTCAATGTCGTCCTTTGTAATCATCGGAGTTAATACGCCGTTGGGATCCCGATACTCTGCGAGCGGGTCGCCTGCTCTCGGCTCAAAGGCCATGTCTTTCTCTTTCTCGTTCCAACCAAGCTCGACGGCTTGTTCTTGCTCTGTCTGGCTCATCTGCTCACCTTCTTTGATTTCTTGCGCTTTCTTACTAATCCAAGAGCGCCCTCGGTCGTTGGCATCGCTGCCCCATAACAACCAAGCCACATATCCCGGAGACTCTGCGCCCTTAACATTCCAACGCCGCCCGCCTTTTAGTTTTCGGTCGCCCTCGTGACGCTCGAACCATGCCGCCGCTTTGATGATTTTCTCTTCTGACCATTCGCCCGAGTTTGCGCCAATGGTGGCCATGCGTACCGTGGCCTCAACTAATCCTTGGCCGCTACGCCCGTCCTCGTGGAGCTTTAAGCCTTTCTTGAGGGCATCGCGCACATACATCGGCAAACGCACCATACGGCCCAATTCTCGGCTTGCTTCGTCGTCTTTACGCTGCGCCCGTGGATGCCCTGCGGGTAGGAGATCGAAGTCTGTGATGTATTTTGGATTCTTCGGCTTGCCTTCCTTGAGTAAATGCAGGAAAGCGTTAACGCGAGCCATCGCCCATTGCCCGCGAGTCATTCCGGGACGGTGGCTTGTACTAAAGGCACCCGCGCCGCGTCGGTATACTGCCTTCAATGCGCCGATGTCGGTGCGCTTGCTAAGGTCGCCCGCCACCTCTTCGTTGTGCTCTTGCACTTTGTTTTTGAGCGCGGTTTCGGTTTGCTCATCTAGCTCAATCCCGCCGCATATATCGGCTGCGCTTTCTGGCTCATTTGCCTCGCTGCCTTTAATGCGCTCCTCGGG